ATTAAGGAATATAAAGATGTGCTTGAAGTACCTACATGGAATTTCAAAACAGATGAAACGATTGATAATGTATATTATGTTCATGGCGAAGGTTCGACAGCATTCACGAAGGCTAAAGACCAATTTCGTAGCGTAGTAGCTGGTCACACACATACGAAGTGTTACATTGAATTCGTTAACAATGTGTTCGGTATGCAAGTTGGTTGTGGTGTGGATAAGGACTCATACGCAATGGCATACGCAAAGAATTACGCACCGCCTCAGATTGCTTGCGGTGTGGTTATTGATGGCAAATTGCCTATTATAATTAAAATGCATTAAAATATATATTTATAGATATGAAATGGAAATTTGAAAACATAGATGTTATATTCACTTGTCATGAGAATGACTTTGAAAGAACTAGTAATTATTCACGAAATAAACTAAATACAAATGATAGAATTATTTATCTTGACGGTGGCAATATCGATGGCAACGATAGCACTAATCCTGAATCCGATATACTCGAAAGTACTGAAAATATTTACGATTCTCACAACGTTAAACCTAGAAGGAAAACCGCTAAAGTGTCCGACGTGCCTACCGTTTTGGATAACGATGATAGTCTTGACGATTAATGGAGCTACAATATTTAATATTATTTTGTTTAGTTTTGTCGCTTCTTATATTGGTGAGTTGTTATTCAAAAGATTGACTACATGAGAAAAACATTTAAATTAAATATATTCAATTGTAAAGTTAATTTTATCCTTTCAAAGGATATTATTAAAGACATCAATAAGATATTTAAAAAAAATAAAGAAGTATTCACATTAGACTGCGAGCTTGAAGGAATTGTTTTTTATTTTACGATTAGTGAATACTTTATAATCATTAATGAGAATTATTTAACACACAATACATTAGCTCATGAAATATATCATTTAGTAATTAAAATAACTGAACCTCGGGATATAACAGACGAAGAAACACAAGCGTGGTTGTGTGGCAAATTAACAGAAGATATATACAAATTTTTTAAAATAGAAAGATTAGAAATAAAATGACAATGATAGTAAGCGAACAGGATAAAGAATTATTACTTGAAAATAGTAAAATAATACTAGACATTACAACTGGATATAAGCCTAACGAATTGAAGGTATTATATGATTTGCACAATCGAATTTATAGCACTAATAAGACGCCAAACGGTTGTGGTTCTTGCATTCGTAGTGTAATTGTATCATTGCAAAAAGCATTATCAAAAGTGATATGAAGATAAAATTAAACCCGAATAATCCTCGGATAATTAAGGATGACAAATTTAAAAAGTTAGTTCAATCAATAAAGGATTTTCCCGAGATGCTTGACATTAGACCTATCGTAGTCAATAAAGAAGGTATTATTTTAGGTGGTAATATGAGATACAAAGCATGTATTGAAGCTGGCATTAAAGAGCCATCTTATAAGGTAGTTGACTTAACAGAAGACCAGCAAAAGGAATTTCTTATTAAAGATAATGTAAGCGGTGGAGAATGGGATTGGGATGTACTTGCAAGTGAATGGGATGTCGAGCAGTTGGATAGTTGGGGATTGGATATGCTATATGATAAAGAAATTGATAATGCAGAAGATGGAGAAATAATAGATTTTAAACAATCAGTTCAACTAATTCCTCCAAAAGAATATATTTTAATTATGTGTGAACCTAACAGCGAAGATTGGGAGGACATGAAAGAGTGGTTAAAATTAAAAATGGTTAGGAGAGGCGGATATAAAGAAGGAAGTTCATTTGACTCAGTTTCACTTGAAAGAGTTTTAGATTTTAAAGATTTTAAAGAAAGAATAAATGCTAATAGCAGTACCGAGTAAAAATAGAGCGGGAAATACAACAACAAATAAATTATTACCTAATTGTACATTTTTTGTTCCTGAAAGCGAAGTACAAATGTATTCTTATATAAAAAATGTAGTTGGAGTTCCAAAAGAAATAAAAGGTATTACAAGTACAAGAAATTGGATTTTAAAAAATACAGATGAAAAATGGGTAGTTTTTTTAGATGACGATGTAAAGTATGCCGGATACACTGAAATGGGAAGGAGCCAAGCTAAAAAAATTGAAATAAAAGAAGAAGGTTTTTTTGTTGAAGAATTTTTAAAAGCATTTGATATTACAGAACAGTTAGGGTATAAAATGTGGGGTTGCAAAACTGAATCAGCGCCAAGAAGCGTTTACCCTTATAAACCAATAAATACTAAAACATATTTAACAGCAAGTTGTATGGGTTTAGTAAATGATGGGGAGTTTTATTTTGATGAAAATTTTAAAGTAAAAGAAGATTACGAAATATGTTTAAGGCATATTATAAAATATGGCGGGATTTTTGGGATTAGATATTTTCACTGGGAAAATGAACATTGGAAAACAGAGGGTGGCTGTAAAGATTATAGAACAGTAGAAATGGAAAAAAATGCGATTAAAGATTTAAACAAATTGTACCCTGGAATGATTAGAAGTGCAAAAATGAATAAAAATGAATTTACAATACAATTAAATTTATAACAATGGCATACGATAGAGTAAAAATATTTGAACAAGCAAAGGAAGTAATTGTAAAACATAAACTATTTTTTATTGAAGATATAGTGGCTTTTTTACCATGTGATAAAACAACATTTTATAGATTTTTTGAACCTGAAAGCAACGAATACAACGAACTAAAAGGATTGCTAGAAACTAATAGAATTACTCTAAAGGTTTCAATGCGTTCTAAATGGTATACGTCAAACGCGCCAGCTTTACAAATGGCATTAATGAAATTGATTGCAACTCCCGAGGAGCTTAAAAAATTATCAATGCAATATGTAGAATCTGAAAATACAAACACTAATAAAAACTTTGACATATCGAAACTCTATAATGGAGAAGCACAATAGTACTTGGAATTTATTAGGTAGTAAAAGTAGATATTTCGTAGTCACGGGCGGTCGTGGTTCCGGTAAGTCTTTTGAGGTAGGTAGGTTCATTACGTTATTATCATTCGAGCAAGGTCACAAGATACTCTTTACGAGGCAAACGATGACATCAGCTCACTTGTCTATCATTCCTGAATTTAAAGAGAAAATTGAGCTATTAAAATTAGAGGATATGTTTAGCATCTCTAAAAGTGAAATAAAGAATAAACAATCTCAAAGTGAGATATTTTTTAAAGGATTAAAGACATCTAGCGGAGACCAAACAGCGAACCTTAAATCATTGCAAGGAGTTACAACATGGATACTAGATGAATCAGAGGAATTAACCGATGAAGATACGTTCGATAAGATTAACCTATCAATCCGTTCAAATGATAAGCAAAATAGAGTTATATTAATACTTAATCCTGCAACTAAAGAACATTGGATATATAAGAAGTTTTTTGAACAGGAAGGTATCAAAGAAGGCTTTAATGGAACTAAAGGCAATACGACATACATACATACTACTTACGAAGATAACATTAAGAATTTAGGTGTTTCATTCTTACAAGAGATTGAGAAGATTAAGGTACATAACCCGAGCAAATACGAACACGTTATTTTAGGCGGTTGGCTTGACAAAGCCGATGGCGTTGTGTTTACCAATTGGGAGTTCGGGCCGTTCAATCCTAACTACTTACAAACTTCATTCGGTATGGACTTTGGGTTTTCAATTGACCCGGATGCGTTGGCTGAAGTGGCAATCGATGTTAAGAATAAAATCTTATATGTCAAAGAACACATTTACCAACGTGGGCTTAAAACGCATGAGCTTTCAAAGATGCTACTTGAAAAAACTAAAGGCGGTTTGATAATTGCGGATAGTGCAGAACCTAGATTGATTGACGATTTAAGATTTCAGAAAGTAAATATTCAAGCGGTTAAAAAAGGAACCATAGAAAGCGGGATAGTTCGTATGCAAGATTTCAAGATAGTTGTTGAGCCGAATAGCACGAACATAGCAAAAGAGTTAAACAACTATTGCTACTTAAACAAAGGTTCAAAACTTTATATTGATAATTGGAATCACATAATAGATGCAATTAGGTACAATGTTATTTACAACCTTGATAACCCGAGCAAAGGAACGTATGGTTTTTATAAAAAAGGCATGTAATTTTACAAAAAAAATATATTTAACAATATGGTTGGCAGTATATACGAAATATTAATTAAAGATTTAAGAACATTGTGTTTATCTCATAAGGCGGTAAAATCCTTTAGAGTAGGCGACATTAGCGCAATCGAACAACCTAGTGGCAACGATGGGACGTTTACGAATTCATACGATTACATGGCGGTTCACTTAGTACCATCAACAGCTGAAATGAATGGGCAGTCAACAAAGTTTGAGTTTGATATGGTTGTTTTTGACTTATGTAAAGACGATTTGGATTTACAAGTAATAACACAATCTCAATGTCTTGAAGTAACACGAGACATAATAAGCAAATTCAATCTTACTGATTGGGTAGGCTTTAGATATAACATTCAATTACCAACAACATCAATGGTATTTGATGAAGCCTTTGTTAACAGCGTGGCTGGTTATACAACACGAATAATAGTCGAGGCAATTAGTCCATTTACTTTATGTGAAAATCCATTTAATTAATGGACCCGAAAAAATTATATATCCGACAGGTTACTAAAGCGCTCGATGCTTTGGGTACTGAAATATTAAACATAATGAAGGCACAAGCACCAGTAAAAACAGGCAAGTTAAAGCGTTCAATAAGATATAAGATAGTTACTAAAAACGACAATCCAGCATTGTCATTTTACTACATCTATTATGGCGTTTATGTGGACTTAGGTACTTACAGCAATGCAGACAAAGCAAGCTATGGAATGAGTCCGTTTATCATGCCTAAATGGAATCCTAAGCCAGGACATACAGGCAAAGGAATATTGCCACGTTATTGGACATCAATGTCAAGTGATGCAAATGAATTGATAGGATACTTCGCAAAGAAATTAGAGAGAACAGTCGGAGCTGATATAGTAGAAATATTAACAGGCGTAACAACAAAAACAAGTAGAGCAACAGCATAAAATTATGAGAACAATTAAAAGTATATCAATTAGAAAATTCATTGAGATTTCGGATTTAATCAAAGATGAAACAAGCATACACGACCGTATGAAGGTGTTCCAAATTGTCACAGGTTGCGACATGGAAGAAATCCGTATTATACCCGCTGAAATACTAGATACAATGTGGAATGAGTTTGTTCACAATTGCTTTGACTTAGGAGACGGTAGTGTTGACAATATCATTACGATTGACGGTAAATCTTACGGATTAATTAACGTAAAAGGCTTAACAGTTGGAGAGATGGCAGACATCGATGTGTTGAAAAACCATCCCGTGTTAAACTTTAATCTTCATAAAATAATGGCAATACTTTACCGACCATTAATTTCAAAACTACCTTTCAAGATTGAGCCGTATAGTAGTGAAACATTTGAGGAGCGAGCTGAATTGTTTGCTGAAAAAATGCCCGTTAAGGTTGCATTAAACACCGCTGTTTTTTTTTTAAATATATTGGGCAACTTGAACGGAGTTATAAAGGACTCTTTGGATCCGACGATACCGAAAGCGACAAAGAAGAAAAAAATCTTGAGCGTGCTGACATCCGTTGTGCTCGAGGTTGGAATTCGTTTATTTACTTCCTTGCGAAAGACGACATTCTTAAAATCGAAGAAGTCACAAAAATAGAATTAATCACAGCCTATAATTTTTTAGCACACCAAAAAAGCAAAAATGATAACACAAATTAACTACGCACCATCTTACCTACAAGGCACATACAATCCGATTATTTGGAGTGTTACAAGTGATGAAACTTATCAAGATAATTTCAGTTATGTTTTTGATGTGTACATTAACAATGTATTTGAAATTAGATTAAAAGTAAAACCGAATCCAGTGGGTGCGGGTATGATTGATATAAGCCAAATTTGCCAAGCGTATTTGATTGATACCATTCCTGAGGCTACAATTAATACAACTAGTCAAGGTTATATTTTTGCAGATAATGGTACTTCGAGCTTACATACATTTGTAATTTGTGGAGAGGAATTTGGCGGTCAAATTTACGATGGTAATGGCAATGTAGGCGAACCAGCTTTTTACTTATACGCTGCCACACTTGTCAACCAATTAGACGTACCCGTTCACGTTTGGAATAGTAGCTTAGAACATCAACAACAACAAGATGGTATGAGTAATGGAATACCATTGAGTGGCGGTTATGGCATATTACCTTCACGTAATAAATCCTACGATTGGGGCGATGCTGTTTATAATTATGGAACTTTAGCTTATCCGTTAAGTTATAATACATTAAATCAAAAGGCATACTACAATGACATGAACGTTTTATCGTTTATTAATTGGACTCAATACTTTGCAAATCCTGATGAAAATTATATTGCGATTTGTCAAATTGATTACTACGATGTTAATGGTAATTTAATAAATTTAGCTAGTGTAAGTGTTGACTCAAGTTATGGATTTAATCAAAAAAATAATTGTAGCGATGTAATCACAACTCAATTAACTGCTGAATTTGACATACTTCATACTCAATGCAGATTGGCTTCTTTATTAGAGTTTATTAATATTTTTACTAGTAACAATTACACCATGTTACCGGGTGAATATTTCGAGGTTCAAATGTTTAATCATGCAGTTGGTAATGGTTGTGCTAATGGTGTGCCTATAAGTCAAAAAAGTACATTTACAATGCTTGAAGATTGTGATACATTGTACACTAGAGTTCGATTAAGTTGGTTAAATGATTTAGGCGGTCGAGATTATATGAATTTTACAGCGTTTATGGAAAAGGAAACTAAAACTACAAATAGTAACTATTACCAAGAAACAATGGATTGGAGTGGTTACACTCCCGTAACTCCATCTATTACGAATCCAAACTATAATTTACAAACGAAAGGCGGTAATATTATTTATAACAAACAAGCCATGACATCGTTTGTGCTTAACACAGATTGGCTTACACAAGATGAAGTTAACTTACTTGAAGGATTGCAAAAGAGTTCAAATGTTATTGCTTATTTTAACGATACGCCTTACAATGTGTTGGTGCCTCAAAGTGTTACAATCGGACAAGCATCTTATAAGACTAAAAACATTAAGCAAGTTAAAATGGTTCAAGCTGAATTTGAGATAAATTTAAACCACGTTCAAAAAATTAATTAATGAGATTATACGTCAAACAAAATACGGGGTTTATATTGTTAGATTTAATGGAAAACAATCCGATTAAGTTAAACATGTCGGTTGCGGACATAATGGATCCGACTGCAAATCCATCGACATATTCTCAAACATTCAGAGTACCTAACACGGCTAATAATAATTTATTTTTTAAGAGTGCTTTCAATATTAATACCGTTACTTTTGATGCAACTAAAAAAATAGAATCTTACATTGAAGATAGCAATGTGACTATTTCAGTCGGTTCAATTCGATTGACTAATATAGTTACTAACAATCGAGATAAGAACGTTGAATATGAGGTTACTTTTTTTGGCGAAGTTTCAGACTTAGCGTCAAAGATTGGCGGTGGTTTTTTGAACTCATTAAGCCTATCTCAATACAACCATGAAAAAAGCTATGTAAACATTGTAAATAGTTGGAATCTAAATTTATTAAGTGGCGATGTAATTTACCCGTTAATAGAGTGGGGTTATGATTATTTGGATGGTGTACCCGTGCAAAATACTTTAGCATTATGGGATGCAACTTTAGCACAAAACGGATTTACAAACAATACAAAACCATTATCAATCGAACAATTTAAGCCCGTAATTCGTGCCAAAGTTTTGATTGATGCTATATTTGCAAGTAGTGGTTTTACTTATGATAGTTTGTTCCTAAATGGTTCAGACTTCATGAATCAGTATATTATTACAGAACAAATAGATACTGCAATTGATAGGAGAACACCGAAATTACAAGCTAAAAATGGAAGTCAAAGTATAAATTCAATAAGTGGAATAAATAAATTAAGATTTCCAAATGAGATTTACGATACAGCAAATTCATTTGATAATGCAACTTCAATATTTACAGTTCCATTAACATTCCCAAACCCGTTAGATTTTTTTACATTTACAATTAGTGGTGCAACGAGAATGTTAATTTCTGGAATAACAATTACTTTTGACATTGAAATATTTAATCAAACAACGCCAGCGTTAATAGCTACACAAAGTTTTTCTTACACGCCAGTAATACAAAATGAAATTTTTAATTTTACCGCTAATTTTAATGTGTTTAATTTGTTAGCACCGATAAATAATGAATTAATTTTTAGACTAAAAATTACAGGCGGTGGTGTTATTAATGCAAGCGTTGAAAATGCAACGTTAACTCAAACTACATCGGTTGACAATATTAATGTATTGAATAATTACCTACCAAACAACGTTAAAAACATTGATTTTTTAAAAGGAATAATTGAACGTTATAATCTTGTTTTAGAACCATCAAAAACCATTGATAAACATTTTACTATAACTCCGTGGGTTGATTGGGTAGAGCAAGGCACACAACGTAATTGGACTGATTATGTAGATGGGAATGTTGACATACAATCAAAACCTTTATTTACATCTCAAACAAGGTCAAACACATGGCGAGATGACGAAGATAGTGATTATGTTAATTACAATTTTCAGTTAGCTACAAAGACTACTTATGGACAATTAGATTTAGATAGTCAAAATGAAATTTTAGTAGGCAATAAATTAACACAATCTTTGTTCGCACCAACTCCGTTGCTACCGATTGGGAATGCAAGTGCTCAAACAAGTGCAAGTGCAAACCAAAAGTTAGCAGCGCAATTCTTAATACCACATATTTCAAAAGATACAACAACGGAACGCACGCCAATAGTTCCAAAATTGAGATTGGTTTATTACAATGGAATGATAAACGCACCTTTAGAATGGCACATAAAAGACGACTCAAATACTACTCAACATTGGGATAAATATCCGTTAGTTTCACAATATAGTGTACTAGACCCGTTAAATAATACATTCAATGATATGGCATGGAGAAACGCCGCACCATTGTGGGATATTACTAATACAGTACCTAATCCGCCCGCTCGAACTACTCGAGATTTATGGAATAATTACTGGCAAAAATGGTATGATTTTACTTATGATAAATTTGGCAAGATTTTAGAAATGAATATTGTTTTAGATTACAAAAAAGTTTGGGATTTAAAATTCAATGATAAGATATTTATTAAAGATTCATGGTTTATGGTAAACAAAATTACCGATTATGAAGTAGGTAAACCAACATCTTGCAAAGTAGAATTAATTAGAGTAGGTGAATCTATTTCGATAGTTCCAAGTCCTATAATCGAAGGTCAATTGATGTGTTATTTTGCAAACGTAGAAGACCCATGCGATGTATATTGTTGTTATGAAAATGGCAATGCAACGATTAAATACTTTGAATTAAATGGACAATTATTTTTAGATGCTAACGGTAATTTTCCCGCACCTAGTGGATGGTATTCGTATGGTGCTAGTAATACCTTTGAAGTAATTAATGGATTTATTACGCAATACTTTGTAACGACAGCGTGCGTATGTGTAGCACCTGACCAATACAGATTTAACACATTTTGCATAGGCGAAACAGTATATGAAGCGAGTTGTTGTCCTTCGCCAGGCGGTGCATTTTATGGACTTCAAAATAAATTATGGTTATGTACCCAAGGTTGGCAAGATACTTTATTGACAATACCCGTTGTCGATGGTTGGTATCATGAAGTGGGCGAACCTTTAGTCGCAAAATTTGTAAATGGACAAAACGTACAACTTGCATTTGTAATTACTTGCATACCTTAAACTAACTAAAAAACTATGGCAAACGAAATAAATATAGGAATAAATACCACATCCGACCTTAGCGGGTTGAATAAGGTAGATGAAAGCGTAAAGAGTTTAAAGACTCAATTAAAAGAAGCTCAAGCGAACGTTGCGGCATTAAGTGATACATTCGGGGCCACATCAAAACAAGCAGTTGAAGCGGCAAAGAGTGCGGCGATGTTGAAGGATAAAATTGGCGATGCTAAAGCCTTAACAGATGCCTTTAATCCTGATGCTAAATTTAAAGCGGTTAGCGCGTCACTTACAGGCGTTGCGGGTGGATTTAGTGCGGTTACGGGTGCAATGGGATTGTTTGGCGAAAAGAGTAAAGATGTTGAAGCAGCTATTTTAAAAGTGCAAAGCGCAATGGCATTGGCAAGTGGTGTTCAAGCGATTGGTGAAAGTATTGATAGTTTCAAACAATTAGGAGCGGTAATAAAATCTACTACGATATTTCAAAGGATTGCAACAGCAGCGCAATGGTTATGGAATGCGGCTATGGCGGCTAATCCAATTGGTGCAACTATTGTTGCAATTACGGCTTTGGTTACGGCGGGTTATTTTTTAATTACGATGTTTCAAAAATCAAAACCTACAATTGATTTAGCTGCTGAAAGTTTGAAACGACATACAAAAGAAACAGAAAAAAATAATGAAGCCATAAAGAAATCTATTGAAAAGAAAAAGCAAGATGAAGAGTACCAATATAGGTTAATGAAAGCCCAAGGTATTGGCGAAATTACTATATTAAAAACAGCGGTTGCGAATGCAAAAGCTACTCAAAGTATTGCAAATAAAAACTATCAAACGGCTCATGAGATTGCTTTAGCTGAATACTTAGAAATAGTTGAAAGGAAAAAATTAGCAGCACAATTAGAAGCAGAATTACAACAAACTAAAAACCAAGGTGGTTGGACTTTAAATGTTGATGCTAGAATAGAAAAAAATAAAGAAGAATTAAAATCTATTCAAGATAAATACAAAGTTGATAATGAAACAAATAAATTAAGAGTTGAAGATGTTAAGAATGCAAATGCTGGAGTAGTAAACGCTAATCAAAATTTAACCATTGCATTAACTCAAATTGAAACGGATAAGAAAAAAACAATCGTAGAAAATAAAAAAGAAACAGTAAAAACAATTGATAAAATTGATAACACACAAAAAGACAAAGATGAACAAAGAGTAAACCAAGCTAAAACATTATTAGAAAAAGCTACAAAAGAACAAGAGGATTTATTAGCAGATACAAACGTAAAGCAAGAAAATTTATTGAATGAAAGAAACGAAAAGGAATATAAAAAAATAGCAATTCAAAAAGATAGGATAGCAGCATTAGAATTAGAAGCAGTAAACCATGCTAAAAGACTTGAAGTAGCAGTTGCAAAAGACAAAGAAATTCAAGACCAAAAAGACGAAGCGGCAAGGGTAAAAAAACGACAAGATATTGAAGATGATAATGAAGTAAAATTAAATGCTATTCGTCAAGAAAAAAACGATAATTTAGACCAACAAAGAGAATATGCAGCGCACTTAAATACTTTATATGAATCTCAAAAAGCTAGTGGAGTTGTAAGCGTAGAATTAGAAAAAGAAATTGCAGAACAAAAAAAGTTAATTGCAAAAACCGAACAAGAATACAAAGAATATTCAATTAATAAAGGCATTGAAGTAGCGGGACAAGCTGGGCAACTTTTACAACAAATAGCGGGTAATAGTAAAGAAGCGGCAATTGGGGGGATAGTATTAGAAAAGGCAGCGTCAATAGCGTCAATTATAGCGTCAACATTTGCAACAAACGCAAAGTTTACAGGACATCCAGCATCAATACTTTCATTTGGTGGTGCGGCGGCTTTGCCAGTTGCTTTGAATAGTGCAAGTGGCGCCATTGGTATAGCGTCAATTATTGCACAAGCAAGTAAAAGTATATCTGAAATTAACGGTACTAAAAATGGTGGGAATGAACCAGTTGCAAAAACTAAATCCAAATTCGCAACGGGTGGATTAGTTCAAGGAATGGGCACATCTACAAGTGATAGTATCATGGCTAATTTATCGAATGGAGAATCGGTTATCAATGCAAAATCAACAGCCATGTTTGGTAACTTATTATCAAACATAAATCAAATGGGTGGCGGTGTTGGTTTTGGAACGCAAAGTCAAGCAAATCCGATATTTAAAACGTATGTAGTAGCAAGCGAAATGACTTCGCAAATAGAAGCAAATTTAAAATTAAAACAAATAGCAAGATTATGAACAGAAAATTAATAGAATTAGTAATAAGCGAAAGCGGTGGAGTGGATAAAATTTCACTCGTTGAAGAACCAGCAATCGAAATTGATTTCATGTATTTTAAAAAAGAATTAGAAAAGTATCGTTTTGATAATGATTTACAAATTGTTATTGGGCCAGCCATGATTCCTGACATGAAGATTGTTAGGATCGATGACAAAGGTAATTATTACGATGTTGTTTTTTCCAAAGAAACTATTTTGAAGATTGCTAAAAAATTCATGAAGGAAGCCCGCACGAATGACATAAACCAAGACCATGAGAATAAAAAGAAAACAGGAACCTATGTTTATGAATCTTGGATTGTTGAAGACGAGCACGACAAGGCAATACAAAAATATGGCTACGATGTGCCCGTGGGAACGTGGATGGTATCAATGCAAGTAGAAGATATGGCAACGTGGCAAAGAGTGAAAAATGGGGAGTTAAAAGGCTTTAGCGTTGAAGGTGTGTTCGAGGAATATGAAAACGAGGAATTGTTTAATAAGATAAAAGGAATCATAGAATTTGACGAAGATAAAGCGATTGAAATTGCAAAAACTTTAGGAATCAAAGCAAGTGATATGGAAGAATTTGAAGTTGTTGAATACGATGAAAATTTTATCCCCGTTCAAGGATATAAAGAAGGATTAACGGTTTACAAATACGATGGACCGCCAGCTGAAAGAACATTTTGTAAGTCGTTATTATCATTAGAAACGTATTTCACATTTGCAGAAATTAGAGCCATAGCACAAGCTCCAGTTAATCCGGGGTTTGGTCCACGTGGTACAAACATTTATGATATTTGGAAGTATAGTGGCGGTGCAAATTGTAAACATTTTTGGCGTAAATATTACATAAATGCTAAAGAAAAAGTAATCAACAAAGGTCGTGCGCCAGGGCTTGCGGGAACAGCTCCATACGATCAACCTAATCATGGTTTCTTACCTGATAATAAATAATTATTCACATTTTTGTTAAAAACTTTAAAACAAATATTTACTAATATGTACAAATTAAAATTAAACCAAGTTAGAGAACTACTAGGCGTAGAAGTGTCTCTCGAAAAAATTGTTTTAGTTGATGGAACGGAAGTAATGACTGAAAAATTAGAAGTAGGTTATCCAGTTTTTGATGCTGAAAATAACTCCGTTGGAGAAGGCGAACACACAATGGCAGACGGCACAATGTTCAAAACTGATGAGATGGGTATTATTACCGAAATCGTTTTTGCAGAAGTTGAAGAAACAGAAGCACCAGTCGAAGTAACAGTTGAAGCTTCAGTTGAAGAGGTAGCAGTTGACCCAATGCAATTAGTTTACGAATCAATTACAGAATTAGGAACTGAAATTGCTAATTTGAAAGAAAGAGTAAATTCATTCTCAAAGGCGCCAGCAGTAACACCAATTAAAAAAACAGATGTTGAAGAAGTTACTTTGATGTCAAAAATAGACAAATTAAAATTCATTAAAAACCAATTAAAAAAATAAATTATGGCATTCGATTTAACAGCATTACCAGCATATACCGACCAATTATCAACCGACCTTATTAGTGAGGCGTTATTGAAATCTTTTTCAACTGATTACGTAACTATCGAAGCGGGTAAAACTGCGGGTACATCAGCAATCAACATCATGAATTCAGTAGTTGACATTTTAGATGCAACTTGTGGATTTGCAGCGGGTCAAGTAGGTAACAACGATACAGTATTTTCTCAAATTCCTTTAGTAGTAGGTTCTAAAATGTTAAAAGAACAACTTTGTCCTGAAGATTTAAGAACTAAATGGACTTCATCACAATTAGGTGCGGGTGCAAATCAAGAATCAGTACCTTTTGCTGAATTAATCGCAGCAAACAAAATGAACAACATTGCTAAATATGTTGAGAATACAATTTGGCAAGGAGATGGTGCAAACTTAGATGGTTTGTTATACCAAACTGAAAACGCTCAAGGTTCAATCAATTCAGCGGGTGCTTACGCACAATGGACTACATCAACAGCAATTGCACAATTTTGGTTAAACGTTGGCTCATTAACTCCATCGTTACAAACTGAAGATGATTTAATCATGTACACTTCATATGCTAACTATCAAGCATTAGTTGCAGCGTTAATCAACACAGGTGCTTCAGTAATCGGACAATTTGCGCAAGTTTCAAATGCAAGTGGTGTTAACGCTCCAAGTTCATTTGTTTTCCCTGGTACAAACATAACAGTTTATGCAGCGCCTGGTATTGACCAAGTTGCTCGAGTAATCTTAGGACCTAAAAAATACTTATTCTTCGGAACTGGATTATTGGACGAAATGGATACATTCAAATTCTACTACAATCAAGCAGATGACATCATGAATTTCAATGCGAAATTCAGATTAGGGACAGCGGCTTATGCTTCTCAAATTGTATCAAATTTATAAATAAAAAAGGGGTGTAAAAAGCCCCTTATTTTTCAACTTAAAAAAAATATAAAAAATGGCGTGTACTATTTTGAATACAATGAACTTAGATTGCATGAGTGCCTTAGGTGGCGTGAATAGTATCTTTGTTTATGCAGAAGGAGGTCTTTATGACATCCAAACAGTTACAGCGGGTGAAGTTACTTTGGCTAATGGTAATGGTACTTTTTTCCAATATCGTTTTGGAAAAGATACTGCGAAGTTAACAGAAACAGCGACGATTTCAAACGCTAACGGAACTGTATTCTATACAACTGAATTAAGCGTGAACATCTCAAAAAGAGACGTAGCTAAAAGAAACGAGTTTTTGTTACTTGCTAAAAATCGTGAGATTAGAGTTATTGCTTTAGACAACATGGGCCAATACTGGTTGTTAGGTAACACTAGAGGTGCTAATTTATCTACAATGGTAGGTGAAGGCGGTCAAGCAATCGGAGATATGAACGGATATACTTTCACGTTTCAATCAATGGAAGCCGATCCAATGCCAGCGTTAAGCTCAACAAGTGCGGGTTTAATCAATGCAATTGCACCTGGTTCAACAGCTACTATTGGTGGATTTGATTTTGAAACTGCCCTTTAATATTAACCATTAAAAAATACAAGCGGTGCGAGGAATCGTGCCGCTTTTTTTATTTTTATTATGATGATAAATTTAGTAACAGGATTAAACACGTTTATAATTTACGGCGATTTTGCATTGACAATTCAAAGTTTAAGAATACATTTATTCAATGGTTTTGATAAATTAGACCATGAATGTAAATTGATTTATAACAACAACATTGAACGATTTACAGAATTTACATTTTATGTGAATGATAATGTTATAGGTGATTTTCATTTGAACGATTTACCATTTGGCAATTATGATTATACATTGCAAGTTGGTAATGTAATTTACAATCGAGGTCAAGCGTTTTTGGCTGGCGATACTGAAGTACAAAAAATAGAATATATATCAGATAATGAAACAAGCGAAAGCATAATTTATGTAAGTTAATGAGAACAATAATAGACACATTAAAAGAGCCAGTAAACATATTAAATGCCACAACATTTGGTGTTAGTTTAACTACCTTACCCGAAGATTTAAAATTAGTTTTTTACATTGTTTCAATAATGGCTTCAATATTGGTTAGCGTGAAGTATATTTACGAAATAATTAGTTTGCGAAAAAACGCTAAAAAAGATATTTAATATTATGAACAAATTTGCTTTTAATTCATTAACTCAAATACAAATAAATTTACCCGTATTTTCGGAACGTAATTCAAAAAAATGGATTTCATTTGGCGAAGATAATTTATACCCACAATTTATAGCTGGTTTATTTTTGCGTTCAGCGATTAATAGAACGGCTATTCAATCCAAGATTGATGCTACTATCGGTAATGGATTAAAGACGAAAGACGAGGCTTTAAATTACGTTTTAGTACGTGCGAATCCGATTGATAGTTGGAACGATGTGTTTGAAAAATGCGCTCAAGATTATATAACTTTCGGTGGCTATGCTTTGAACGTAATATGGTCAAACGATGGTAACAATATTAGCGAGATTTATCACTTAGATTTTACAAAGGTACGAAGTGGAAAAATTGAAGCTGGCGACGATGCGCCAATGGAATATTTCTATTCTACTAATTGGGAAAATTCTAATAAGTATAAGCCTACACAATACGCAACTTATAATCCTACTTTGTCATTAGAATGCCCTTCACAAATTCTTTATGCTTTTGATTATGAACCGGGTAACATCTATTATCCATTGCCTACTTATGCGGGTTCAATAAATGATATACAAATTGATATTGAGGTTAGTAAATTTCATATCTCAAATTTAGCAAACTCGTTAAATCCTTCTTTGTTTATTTCGTTGAACAATGGCATACCAGCACCCGAAGAAAGAAAAGAGATATACGACGAATTAACAATGGCTTATCGTGGCACAGAGAACGCTGGAAAAGCCTTCGTAGCATTTAGTCAAGATAAAGAGCACGCACCTGAAGTAACTCCGATTTCAAGTACAAATGATAGTTATTACACTACTTTAGAAACGAGAATCACAACACGAATTCTAACAGGACACAGAATTACAAGTCCATTACTTTTGGGACTATACAATGGTGGCGCTGGCTTTAGTTCGAACGCAGATGAATTGGCGGTTGCTTATAATCATTTTATCGGAACGTGTATAAAACCAATACAAAAAAGTATGTTGAGAGTATTTAATAATTTACTTTTAAATAGAGGTTATGAAACTGAATTGTTAATCGTACCGACTACTATTATAGAACCAAAAATAACTGTTGAATAATGGCAATAACTAACGTACTATTTGTTTCAGAAACAAAACTAAAATCATATACATCAATTCATCAATCGGTAAGCCCTGACGACTTACAGCCTTTTATTTTACAGGCTCAAGATATTTATTTGCAGAATTACTTAGGTGCCACTTTTTACCAGGAGTTACAAACGCAAATAACCAACAACACATTAACGATACCAAACAAAAAAGTACTAGATGACTTTATAGGAGCCATGTTGTGTAACTATGCCCTTTACCATGCTTTACCTTTCTTAAAGTATAAATTGTTTAATAAATCAATCATGAACAATGACAGCGAAAGCGGTCAATCGATTGATTTGGAAGCGTTGAAGTTTTTACAGAATGAGGTTCGTAGTGTAGCTGAAAATTACACCAAAATGATGACAGTATTTTTACGCAATAACCTAACAGATTATCCATCTTATAATAGTGCGGATTTCTTAGATGGAATAACTCCCGACAGAGATACACCTTACTTTAGTGGTTTACAAACAAATTCAAGTTTTAATTTAAGTAGAAATAGGAATCGAAGACGTGGGGAATGTAACGATTGTAACGATTTCGGATATTAAAAAAATAATTAATTAATAAATAAAAAATAAAAAAAAATGATAATAGACAACGAAAAATTCATTATTACAAATGAAATTCAAACCGATAAGTATTCCGTTAGTGTAATCACGGATTTAACAGGTACGCCAGCCGTTTTAAAAATTGAACAAAATGGTAATCTAATTTTTTTTAGCAATTATAGCAGTTTATCAATCTCTGAAGATAGCGTGAACAATATTGTTAACATTATTAGTGAAGGCTTTGTAGGGCAATTTTCTGTTAATAATACATTGTCTTGGGTAAGTACAAACGGATTTATAACAGGTTTATTACTTTCAATAACAACGTAATTTTATGACAAAATTAATATTACAAGCGGGGCAAACATTAGATGTGGTAAACTTTGGTAGTGCGCAATTTTTTTGCGTAGTTGAT